AATCTTTTGCTCTTTCTTCACGTAATTTTTTTAATTTATTTTGTTCTGTTTTATCAAAAATACTAGGCGGAATAGTTAATGGTATATCATTTTGTAAATCAAATTGATCTAATGATAAATTTTGAAATTCTTTTGATAATTTATTAACACCTTCTATATCTGTATTTAAAATTTTATTTAATTCACTGAACGCAGAAAAATCTAAATTTTCAGCAGCTTTTGTACTTTCATCAAAAAGTGTACTTAAACTTTTTATATTTGCCCCTACAACAACTGTTGCTGCATCTTCTATACTACCAGTTAAAATTAATGTCTTAAAAGCAGCCGCTAGAACACCAAGTCCTCTGACCGCTTCATATATTGAATCGATCAAGAACTTGAAAAATCCAAATGTTGCGCGAGCTGTTCTCTCGGCTGCCTCACCCCATGTTTTATACCCGTTGATAACTTTTACAAGACCAACGAGTAACGCACCAAAACCAATAATAATTCCACTTATAATAGCTGTAGTACTTGTAAATAAACCAATTAAAACGCTTGTTAATTTTACAAGTGTACTAACTGCTAAAATAACAGGTCCTATAGCTGCTGCAATTGCAGTGAATGTAACTATATTCTTTTTAGTCTGATCATCTAATGTTTTCCAATGTTCTCCAAACTCTCTTATTTGATTTGCAACAAAATTTATAATTTCCCTTATTTTAAATAATTGTACAATATTTAAACCAATTGATCCAGCCGTTACAACTAAAGAATCTTTTAAATTGACCAATTGATTTCTTAAAGTATCCGGCGCTCTTTCTAACCTAGAAAAACCAACTGCTAAATTTGCCAAAAATGTTTTAATACCTTGACCTTGTGCATTTAATTGCCTAGTTATATCTTGACCTTCTGCTGTACCAAACTGTTTAAATAATATTGTTCTAATAAAAGCTGTCCGTTCAGCTAATTGGTTTATCTCTTCAGCTTGTATTTTATTTTTACCAATAATTTGAGAAATGGCACGTGTAATACCTTCTAAGTCTTCTGGACCTTTCCCTTCTAATGCAATAGCATTGGCTAAATTAACCATTAATGCTGTTGCATCTTGAGCCCTAATACCTAAAATTTCTAATTGTGCTTGTGCTTTAGTTAAAGTACTAGTATCTAGACCAGGTAAGACTGCTATTTTTTGAAGATCTTCTAATTTGGTTGTTCCTTTGGATGCTGTTTCTAATTGTTTGGTAAATGATTCAACTTCCAAAGTAGCTTTGGCAAAACCGGCAGCAATTAAACCTAATGGGAGAGTTATACTTTGAGATAATGTTCGACCTTGACGATCTAAAGATCTACTTATCTTATCTAAATTCTTTTGAGTTATGGCCAGTTTTTTATTAACAACCGATGTAGCATCTGCTACACTTTGAAACGCTTTCTTAGTGGCTTCTACTCCTACTACGCCTATCCTAATCAGTGCGTCCTTTACTGGCATGTTTAGATTGATCTAATTTTTCAAAGAATTCAATCGCACGTTTGTGTTGTTCTGCTGTTATTTTCTTTTTGGCCTTTTTAGTTTTTTTAACTTTCTCAGAAGTTAAAAAACTCAATGGCAATATTTTCTCAGGATCTTTTTCTTTCTTTTTAGCATTGGCATTATAAAAAGCATGTAATTGCAATTGTCTACCTTTCCACATATGATGAACAGGAACCATTGCTAATTGATCGCTTTCAACCATAGCTGCTAATAATTGGCCAAAAGAAAGTTGAAAAAGTTCACGCATCGACAGATGTAACCTAGCCGTTGCTAATGCTAGCAATCTGTCGATTGTCAGTTTTTTATGTCGTCCTGTTCTTCTTTTTGAGATTCAATATTAACTGTTTCTGTCTCACCATTTTCATTCAATACTTTTTCGCCCATGGCTTCGATAAAAGCACCGTTCAATGCCGTAATGATTTTCATAGCCAGTGTTAAATTAACAGCCAATTCTTTTTTGATTGTTATTTCTGCTGGCACAGTTAAATCTTCATAAATCAACTTAGCATTTTCAATGCCCAATTTACAAATTAATGGCAACTCTGAAAGACTCATGTCGCCAAGTAATTTATCTAAATGTCCAATTTTGGTATATCCTTTCGGTTTACCATAACGAATAAGAAATTCCATACCAAATACAAGTGGATATTCTTTACCTGCAATTGTGATAAAATTCATAAAAATAAATTTAGGGGATGAACCAAATAAAAACACCTTATCTTATGGAACTAACGCAACAACAGGTGCACCAATAATTGTGGCAGTAAGGTCGAATGTAGATTCAGTATCAGCAACTGTACCGATATCTAAATTATCCAACCTTAGGCTGCCACTCCAAATCGGATCACCCGACACACCTGTTGTAAATTCAAAAGTCAGAGTAATATCGCCAGCAAACCAATCATACAGATCGGATATATTAGCGTAACTAGCCCCTTCATCGTATCTCAATAAACCATTTGCAGTAAATTGAGCACTTTTTGTTTTTGCAATGGACTCTGCCCATTTTGAACCGCTACCGGTGTCTTTTGTAACAATATTTTCCGTATCACGTGACAAAGAAAATGAAGTTTCTTGCACATGGAAAATCTTATTCTTTGTTACACCGGCATCATCAGACAAAGTTAGCCGAAGTAAAGAACCATCAATAAAACCGGTTGTTGCCATAGTTTAGATTAATTTACTCTTACCTTATACCTATTTGCATTCTCGTAATATTCTGTCTGATCATTGAAATAGGTAGATAAGACAGTGGAAAAATGAATACCAGCTATATTAACACCAGCAACGGTTCCTTTGTAACCATTTAACCGTTGTCTTATTTTATTACCAAGTATTATGGCGTTTCTATAAGTCTTATCAATTGCAACAATTTCCAAAGTTACATAATCTCTTTGTACAGGACCTTCTTTAGTAATCAATGGATCGGACAACCTTTCTTCATATACAATAAATGGTACATCTGTACCTTGTGGTGCAATTGCTGGAAATATTTTCGTTCCAACTATAGCCGCTACACTTGCATCTGTTGATAACAAATTAAATATAGCATCACCGATAATCGCATCTGTATCTAAAGCCATCCTTCTTTTTTTAATATCCTGGTTAACTGTTTATCTGCTTCAGCTAACATTAGAAGTATACTCGCTTGTCCGGCTTGTGCAATTACAGGAACATACACTTCATTTATAAACTCTGTTTGTCCACCATAAGCCATATGTGCATAATATGCATTAGCTGTACCTGTTCCTGGACCAAAAGCAGCATTTGCTGGTATATTATTTTGTATTCTCGGAGCTACATATGCAAATACTGCTTTTGGTATTCTATCTGCTGGTATTTTATACATTGAAAACGCTAAATTACCTCGATAATACAAACCATAACTAGTACCTCTCCAAGATAATTTTTTTGGATTAGCACCATATTTTCTTTTTTTAGTTATTGATCTAGCAGTATCTCTGATTGGGGGTACACCTTTATTTGCAATACTTAGTCTTACTTTTTTAGTAAAGTTTTGTGTAATTTTAGAATAGCTACGAATAGCATTATCTATTTCTTTTCCATTTATTATGAACTCCATAATGTAATAAATTTATTACATCAAGATATATCAATTTGGACGGCTTCGATTAATAAAATATCAGAAGTCTCAAATTTTAAAACAGAAGATATATCCCAAGGTTTATTATCATAAATAATACGCATCCCAGGATTAATACTTGTATTTAATCTTCTTGTCATAAATTCAACACTTGTCCTAGCAGTTTTTCTATCCGATAGAATTATTTCATCAGATCCTCGCTTACTATAATCTACTAATGCTAAAACAGTGGCGATAGGTGTCCAAGCTTTTACAATTTCTCCAGTTTCATTTTGAACACCTATATTATCTTGAATAACAATAATTTCATTCATTCTACCCGTAATTTCACCTTTTGGTAATTTCATAATCTATACGTTTTCTTCTTACGAGCAAATTGAGAAATACTGCCAGGAGTTGTCATTGGTAAATCTTCACGACGCTGATACATATCACCTAACTGTTTGTATATCATTATCATGATATCTTTAGTGACTTCCGGTATAACAGCGTTATATTTTATTTTGACTGGATCTAAATAATCACCAGTAGTTGGCCATTCTTCATTTAATTTAAGTTGAATAACACCATTATTAGTAAAAAGATCAGGTTCTACTTTAGCAACATCAAAAGTCTGAGCGACACCATTAACATCCAAATAAGAAATTGTATCGATTGATTTTACAGGGCCATTATCAACAAATAATCTTTCTGTAGGCGGAAAACATTGAAAAACATCTTCAAATTGCGCTTCGACAATAATATAACCCAAGGCTGACTGGACTGAATCTGTGGCTGCATCGATCAAAAGAGTTATAACATTATCTTCTAATGTGTGAAATACTCTCAAATATTCCTTTGCCTCGCTTAAAGCAATCAAAGGAGTACCCACAGTACTAACTTTTCTAGATCTGGTAAAATACCGGCGATCTAAATATTCACTAAGATCTCGATATGTGTAATATGGCATTTTTTTATTTTTAAGGAGTGGGGAACAATAATATTCCCCACTTTCCCAGCCATCACATGCTAAGAGAAAACTTGTATCAATAACGATTACGTTGGTCCAGTACCAGGAGTGATATCTTTAATATAGGAAAAAGACTGCGGATACCGCAGGCCGATATCAGCAAAACTGGTGATTGTCACCTCAATTTGGGCATTGCGGGCTTTGGTATATTGATCTACGATCAATGAAATACCACCCCACATGCCGATATAAAGCGATTCCCAGTTTCCAAAAATCATGGCATGTTGATTTGTACCAACACCCAGATTTTTCGGAACGTTGTTGCTAACAACGGCACGGAAACCGTTTACTTCACCATTGGTTGGAAATGAAGGAACGCCGGTCCATGTCATAATCCCAGATGACGACGCGTCGAGGGGGTGTGTTTTAAGAAATCCACGCACCTCTGGAGTGGTGAGATAACCCATTCGACCAAAATCCGCATCGGCAGCTGAGATTTTAGTTTCTAGGTCCACCACATCCAAAAACGAAGGCCATTCATCTCCGGCAGTTACAACACCTACGCCTTGGGGGGCGGTGTACTGCAATATGCCTTTCGGCACAGGATCAACTCCTGAGCCGTTGATCGCGGCGGCATCGATTGCAGTTTGAAGGGCGATAGTGAGGTCCCGGCGAACCAACATTTCCACATCAATGGATGCTGATTGAATCAAAAGTAAACGAGAAAACGGCGTCCAACCTGTAATACGTTTCGGGCGAAGGGACAAATTATCAAAAAGTTGTTGCGCCTCAGCAGCAGCTGCTACTTCAGTGGCCCAGTTAGTTGACCCTGCTTGGGTTTGACGAGAAAAATCGATATTATCCCGGAGATTACGGAGAACGGTTGCACCCAACATTTCAACCATAGGGCGTATCCGAAGAGCATCAAAATGACCGGCTAAAGTTGTTTGAATAGTTTCTGGACCCTTTGTCGCGGTACTTGCATCCAAGTCACGACGTTCAGTACCAGCAATACCATGAACCATAAAAGATGGTACCATGACATTTCCCATTTCACCTGCAGCTTGTCCACCGGAAGCACGAAATTCTTTTTCAGCTTCTTGGTAAACTTCAGCATTAAGGCCAGTTAATGGTTGATTTGAAGCAACCGCATGAATAGCATTGCGAAAAGAAAATTGGTTAATAATCTTCTGCTGCTCCCTGATTTCGCCCATGTTAAGGCCTTGGCCGGATTGTCCCAACGCAGCTTGTTTGGTCCTGAGCTCTGCCTGTTGGCGTTCTAGCTCCAATTCACGTTGTTTTTGCTGGACCACTATATTCCGATCCAGGTTCCGGTACTCATCTTGTAAACTGGTTACAGTTGTAAGATTTTCCTCAGTAAGCGCAGTATTAGCATCACGAGCCGCATTATTGATTGATTCAATTTCGGTCATGATTGCTGCCTGACGCTCGCGCATTTCACCAATACTAGGCATGTTTAAATTTATTTAATTTGATAAAATCATCGATCTCACGGATCGGAATATATGGGTTAAGTACTTCTGTTAATGCTCGTAATTCTCTCAATGCAGCAGTTGTCATTTTATAAGCAGGTATGGCAACTGGTGAAAAATCAAATATTTCTTTAAATCGCTTTATTCTACGAACAGGTAATCCATTACGTTCTTCTGACCAATCTATAGGTAAATCATTTTTATCTGAAAAATCATCAATAATGAAACCGAAAGAAGAACCTTCAATATCACCACGCCGTAAAGATATTACTAAATCTCTTCCCCATGTAGTATCAGGTATATCAAATTCATAATGAATACCATTATCTTTTTCAATCAAACGAAGCGTCCCGCGTGAAAACCTACCCATTGGCTGACCCTGGTTATGAGAGGCAAACACAACGGGATCACTCCGCTTTTGGGCAAATGGCGTGAATGCTCCCCTTGATATTATTTCATAATAACCACCTAAATCTTGAGAATATTGCTCATATGGGATACCAAGACCACCAGCAACAAATGAATTATCATCCAATTGCCTGAGCTCTAATGGGCAATATCTATATTCCTTCTCACTCTTGAGAGTCAGGAGCTGCTCCAGGTTTTTGGTTTGGATCGTCATTGTTATCAATATTTTCCTGGCTATCTAATTGTTCTGCTTGCGCATCTAACAATTCAATTTCTGCCATATTTTTATTTAATCTTACTAGACGTTCTTCCTCACTAAACATATTAACTGGGGTATAGTAAATATCTCCTTTCCCATCTGCTCTAGGGTTAAAACCTTCAAGTCCTCGAATATCGTCAGGTGATAATGCACCTACTTGATACATTTTAGAATAATAAGAAGCTCTTGAATCAGAATCACCGGCAGTTAAAATTCGTGTATTGAATCTAATTTTTTTACGCAGCCTTTGACCTCTCGATACTAATTTTCTTTGTAATTCGTTTTCCCATTTAGCTGCATAAGGAAAAATGGTATAATTAACAAATTCAAAAGATTGCATTTCAATATTTGAAAATGTACTACGACCTAACTCTGATAATAAATGTAAAGGTATACCAAAAATTCTAGAAATATCTCCAATTGTTTTATTTGCTAATTCAACGACTAAGGCATCTCTGGGCGGGAGTTTATTTGTTCGGTATTCGAGACCCGAATGTAAGACTGGAGTAGAATTTACATTTCTTATGCCTTCGTAATCTGAAAATTCTTCTTTAATTTCTTGTTGTTCTTTTTTAGATAAGTGTTCAGGTGTATATAAATAACCACTTAAATGTGCACCGTTATCATAAAAATTAGTACTATAATTAGTCGTTTGTAAACCTAATCTAAATGTATCACTGTGTTTATATAATTTACTT